TTCTGGGACAAGCGGGTCTGGGTGCCGGACCGGACCGATGCGATCCGGATCCGGGCGAAGGCGACGGCCCGCCGGCTCTACGCTGAGGTCTCGCAGATCGAGGACGACCAGGTCAAGCGCGCCCTCCTGCAGTTTGCGAAGAAGGCCGAGTCGGCCAGAACCCTAACAGCCATGCTCGAGCTCGCCCGGTCGGAGGTTCCGATCTCGGTCGAGGAGTTGGATATGGATTCGAATTTGTTCAACGTCAGAAACGGAACGATCGAACTCGACGAGGTTCGATTCAGAGAGCACCGCCCCGAGGACTATCTGACCAAGATGGCCGATGTCGACTTTGATGAAAAGGCCGAGTGTCCGCTCTGGCTCGCCCACCTCGATCGCATCTTCGCCGGGGACCGGGAGGCGATCGACGGGTTTCAGCAGATGTGTGGGTACACCCTGCTCGCCGACAACCCGGCCGAGGTCTTCTTCATCCTCTACGGCACCGGCGCCAATGGCAAGAGCAAGACGCTCGAGATCCTCTCGACCATCTGGGGGGCCTACTCGAAGAGCGCGGACTCCTCGAAGACGCTGCTCAAGCGCCGGCACGCCGACGGCCCGAAGACGGAGCTCGCGGACCTGGTCGGAGCCCGGCTGGTGACGACTTCGGAGAGCGCCGAAGGGGCCCGGCTCGACGAAGAGGCGGTCAAGGCGATCACCGGTCGCGACCGCATCAAGGTGCGCCGGCTCTACGAACGCGAGTTCGAGTACGTGCCGGGCTACAAGATCTGGTATGCCACGAACCACCGCCCCGTAGTGTCGACCGACCCCTCGATCTGGAGGCGGATATGGCTCGTACCGTTCACGGTCACCATCCCCCCGGAGGAACGCGACGAGGCGATCGCAGAGAGGCTGCTCGCCGAGCGGAGCGGGATCCTCAACTGGTGCCTTGCCGGCTTGAAGGCCTACCACGATGCCGGGTCCCGATTGGTCCGACCATCGACATTTGCCGTAGCTACCGAGGAGTACCGGCTCAACGCCGATGCGGTTTCAAGGTTCCTGGACGAGGAGTGCATCATCACCGGCAACCAGAACGATCGCGAGGTCAGGAGCGATCTCTATGCCGCGTACAAGTCGTTTGTGAAAGATAACGGTGGATCGATCGTCTCCGCGGAGAAGTTCTCGGCCGTACTCAAGGATCGGGGGGTCGTCGGGGACCCGAAGCGTGCCAGGCTGATCAACGCGAAGGGGGAAACAGAATTCGTCCGGTACTGGCTTGGAATCAAGTACAAGACCAACGACGAGCGCCGTTTGGAATGGGGGGGGATCTAGGTGTGCCACGTTGCCGGTCGGATCCGGAAACTTTTCCCTTGTCAACTATCCTTGCGTAGGGGGTTTCCCGTACTTGGCACAACCTGGCACCCTGGCACGGGCCTGGATCTGCTCTCTGCGACTCCTCTTTTCGGACTCTCCTGCCTCACGTCGACCGTCGAAAATCGTACTATCAGAAGGTGACTCAGATGGACAAAACCTGCACAGGACCTGACACGAGTAACGCTGTTAACAACGCACTCGACAAGGCCGAGATCGTTCGCATCCTCGGGACCATCCTCGAAGATGTCAACATCGACGAGAACCTCGATGTGTATCACGGCCTGGGTGAACTTATCTCCGCGATCGAGTCCGGCGACTTCGACCTGTCGACTGAGGCCCTGGTCTCCGCGTTGGTGATGAGGGCAGACGTCGAGGCCGGGCTCGAGGTCGCAGCCGACTGCGAGGGCATTGGGACAGTGTATGCCAACCCCAACGACGGCATCCGCATCAGGGTCGCGGTCGGGGCGCATCGGTTCCGCCCGTTCTGGAATGCAATCAGATCCGGCGATCTCGTCCCGATGGAGGCGAGCAAGTGACCGCCCCGCTCGAAGACGTCCCGATCCCCGTCCTCAAGGCCGAGCTCCAGCGCCGGCAGGTCTCGCCTGTCGACCGGCTCGAGCCCGAGGAGTGCCCGGAGGAGTGGAAGACAGGAGGAGACGAATGAAGCTCGGACTGAAGGGCTATTCCCGCTCCGCGCTCCTCGCCGAGCTCCTGACCCGGCCGGGCGTCCAGTCCCGCGCGTTCACCGCTGGCGAAAAGATCCGGGTCGAGACCCGCAAGACCGAAGGCGGGCAGACCTACCCTGTCGACATCTGGCACGAAGACGGCCCGGCCGTCCTGCTGAAGGTGATCCCTTGACCGGAACCATCACCATCGCCCCGGTCGGCAACGACGCCCCGGCCGACGTCCGGCTCGACGGCAAGACCGACATGGCCGTGCTCGCGAAGTACTGGACTGTCGCCGGCGCGAACGTCCACATGCTTTCTGGAAAAGTCAACCTCAACGGCGGCTCATCTGGCGACCCGTCCGGGGGCGGCTACCTCCGGCCCGGCAAAGGGGCAACGATCACCGGCGAGCCCGGCACCGTCCTCGAGGCCAGGTCGTCAATCGTCCGCATCACCATCGACAAGCCCGGCGTCACCCTGAAGCAACTCGTCTTCGAGGGCCGGGCCCATCTCCAGTGGTTCGATACGGGCGGCGACTTCGTCGGGGAAGACCTCACCGTCGACCAGGACGACCAGTTCGGAAACTATGACGACTGGAAGGCGTTCGCGGAGTCGCAGCCGTCGTATGCGAAGCCCAACACCTACTATGACCTGAAGCGGAACTGCACGGCCGCGTTCCTCTTCTATGCGAAGCCCGGCAAGACCCTCAAGAAAGTGACCCTCCGCCGGTGCTGGGCCGTCCGGTCGTATCACCACGGCTTCTCGTGCCATACCTACGGCGCGCAGGAGGGCGGCACGTTTGCGGACTTCCTCTGGGAAGACTGCGAGGCGATCTCGTGCGGGTCCGGCCTCCTCTCGCCTCGCGACTGGAGCTGCGGGTTCCTGGTGGATACGGGCAACATCATTCGCATGACGTGGCGCCGGCTCCTCGCCGTGGACACGTACCAGAGCGGGGGCCACACCGACGGATCGTGGACGGGGCATCGGCAGGACGTCGAAGACTTCGTCATCGAGGACTTTGTCGCGATCGACTGCGGCCGACGATGCAGCCCGGCCGAGGTCGAGCGGTTCTGTTGCGGGATCTATGTCCAGTCGGCGCAGCTCATCAACTGCCGCACCGAACGCTGCGCCCTCGCCGGCATCGGGATCAAGAATGAGAAGCCAAACTCGCTGGTAGTGCGCGGCTGCCGCGACACGGGCTCGAAGTACGGGATGATCGCCGAGTATGCCTGCAACGGCGCCAAGATCCAGTTCACGAGCGACGGGGCGAAGGTCAGAGCCTTCCAGGGCCAGGTGACGGGCTCGGGCACGCTCGACCTGACCGTGATCAATCCCCCGCCTGAGCCGGCCATCCTCTTCGGCCGGACGGCACGCATCGACTACTTCGACTGCCCCGGGCACGCGGCACAGGTCCGCGACAAGTACGACGTGCTCAAGTACACCCTGATCGGCGGGAACATCATCATCTCGGGCGAGGATGTCCCGACGTATGAGGTCTGGGGGGACAGCGTCCTCAAGGGCCTCCCGTCATACGCCCCGCTGGACGACGAGCCCGAGAACCCCCCGGTCGACATCCCGAACCCGATCCCATCCGGGAGCCTCTACGTCGAGGACGGCGAGTGGATCTGGTTCCAGCCTCCCGAGGGCCGGCCCGAGCAGTTCCGGATCAACGGCACCGCGCAGACGATCCCCCCTGCCTACCTGCAGGCCGGCGGCGTCACCCTCCGTGCGGTCTACGGCCAGGTTAGGGTCTCTGCGACCGGCCTCCCCGAGCTCGCACTCGGTTTCCTCCCCGACCTGGTGCGACAGTTCTATGGCGATGTGAAGGGGGTGGTCTGATGCCATACATATCGCCCGATGAGAGGGAGAGAATTGACGCGGGTCGCGGGCCCGAGACCCCTGGTCAGCTGAACTACGTCGTCTCCCGGTTGATCGACGAATACCTGGCGCGCAAGGGGCCGATCCGGTATGGCCATGTGAACGAGGTGGTCGGGGTTCTCGAATGCGCAAAGCTCGAACTCTACCGCAGGATCGCAGCCCCGTATGAGGACCGGAAACTCGCCGAAAACGGGGACGTTTACGAGGTGGCGCCCCGATGAAACTCCTTTACCTCGCCGGCCCGTTCAGCGCGCCGGAGGGCGACCCCGACCCCCTGCATACCATCGAGCAGAACATCCTCGCGGCCTCTCGGATCGCCCTCGAGGCCGCCCGCGCCGGCTGGATGCCTATCACGCCGCACAAGAATTCTGCCGGGTTCCAGCACTGTCCGGACATCCCTGCCGTGTTCTGGTACGACGGCGACCTCGAGCTCATGAAGCGATGCGACGCGGTCCTAATGCTGCCGGGCTGGAGAGAGTCGAAGGGCGCGGCCGTCGAGCGAGCCGTGGCCGTCGCGCACGGGATCCCGGTCAGCGAATATGAGCGAGGGGGCATACCGGCCCCCGGGCAGACCGTCTATCCCCGGGCGCCGATCCAATTTATCAAGATTGACAAGCCCGTCGGCGACGACGTTGCCTATGCAGAGAAGGTCTTGCGGGAATGGGGGATAGATCCCGATCCCAAGCCCCGTTCAAACATGAAGGTCGTCGACAGCAACGGCGAGGGGGTAGAGCTATGATCCCCGGAATCCCGGACGGCCTCCTCGATCCCAACCCGGCAGACAACCCGGCCCGGGCCGGCACTCGCGCAGCCTTCCGCAGCGGCGAGATCTGGGTCGAGTTCGAGAACATTCCCAGCCGGCACCTGGCCCGCCTCGAAGCCCCCCCCGCCTTCGACGGCGAGGCCCTGCGCGGGATCTTCCGCCTGGTCCAGCCGATCTATACCTCCCTCCCGGACGGCCAGGGGGCCGGCATGGAGGTCTTCAAGGTCACCACCAGGAAGCCGATCCTCTCGGCCTGGTCCTCCCTCTCCCTCACCGAGGCGGGGCCGGTCTTCGTCACCCAGCAGAACCTCCTCCCGTATGTCTTCGAGGAGAACACCATCCACCCGCTCGGGACCCCGCTCGCCCTAAACCGCACAAAGACCACTCGAAAGTTCGACGCTGATCGCGTGATCTGGTATCTCCGAGCACAGCGGGACGACGAGAGCGCCGAGAAGGTCCAGACCATACGCGAGACCCTCGACGGAGTCCTCGCGTCCCTCAACACCACGGAGTATGATATACGATGACCGCGGCTGCCGGCAACTCACAGCAGTACGCCACGACCGAGGACCGAATCGAAGAGTGGGGCCGGCATGTCCACATCCACCACACCCTCAAGGCGCAGACCGAGACACA